TCTTAGAAGCTAATCTTGCTAATCTTAAAGCACGTATTTCTTCAAGTGATTTAGGTTTTTCTTCTACTAAAGAATCAGATTCTGTATCAACAGTATTTTCAACCTTTATATTTTTAGATAAGTTTTGTATTTCTTTTTCCTTTGCTTTTTCATTTTCAACATCTTTCTTTAAAGTTTCTTCAAAATCCAAATCTTGTTGTCTTATCAACTCACGATATTCTCTATCTGATTTTTCCTTTTTTTCTAATTCTAAAATTTTTTCTAATATTAATTGAAATTCTTGATCTTCAATTATAGAATCATTAGGTATAACTTCTGGATCAGATTGTACTGCAACATTAGATATATATGATTCATTAATAGCTTTTAACATATTTGATTCATCTTCTTTTATCCTTTTATCTCTTTCATTTTGTGTATTTAATGATTCTTCTATTGCTTTCTTAATATCTGCATCTTGTTCATTTTCTGGTTCATTTTCTTCATAATTGATTTGTTGTTCTGGATCATGTTCTTGTTCATTTTCTTGTTCATGTTTAGAAATATATTCAGCTAATGATTTTTCAATTATAGATTGTATCATTGCATTTTCATTTTGCAGTAAATCTTCATTTAGTAAATCTTCATTTAGTAAATCGTTATCCATTTCTAAATATTTATGATAATATTTATATTAAATTAATAAAATCAATTTTTTAAATTTTCATACATAATTTTAATATTAAATAATAAATAAAAAATGAGAGTATATAATAATAATAAAATTTAAATTTAATAAAATATAATTTAATAATTTTAATAATTTTTTAAAAACTTTTAAAATAGTTAATAATATATTATAATGGCTAAAATATTTGATTGGATTTTTCCATTTATATTAGGTATAGTTTTCACATATTTAGTTATGTCAATACTTCTTGATAATAAAAAATATAGTTGCAGTAAATTTAATGATACAGGAGCACTAATGCAATTACAAGCATCAGAACCATATGTATTTTATGTAAATAGTAACAAATTTAATGATAAATTTTTACCTTTCAATAATTAGAATACATAAAATAAATATGTATTATACATATTATATAAATATTAGTAAATATTAGTAAATAGATATTCATAAATATAAATGTCTTTGTGTAAATATAAAAATATATTTGGAGAACCTAATACAGGTTTACACAATATTAGAATATTCAATATTGCAATATTTGATGTATTATCAACAGTAATTGTTGGTATTTTAATACATCAGTTTATAATTGTAAAATGGTTAAATTTACATAATAGTATAAGTTTATTTATGGTTTTAGTTGTATTATTTATTTTAGGTATAATTTTACATCGCTTATTTTGCGTTAAAACAACAGTTGATAAAATGATATTTGGTGAATGAAAAATATCCATTTACCATCTGTAATTTGCATTTGCAGTTGAATTACGATTACGATTATTAGTTTGATTATTATTTTTAGATTTTTGATTATTATTTTTTTCATCAGAAATAATTTTGCCTTTTTCAAATGTTATAATTCTATCAAAATTGTCGAGCATATCCATATCATGTGTAATCATAATTACTGCCCTATCTTTGCCCATAATATGCATCATCTTTTTAATATGTTCTTTGCTTTGTGGATCAAGTGAACTCGATGGTTCATCTAAAATGCATACACTGCACTTTTGCATAATTGCTCTTATAATCCACACCAATTGCCTTGCACCACCGGAAAGATTGCTACCACCTTTACCGACTTTATCATCCATACGAGTTCTATATATTTTTTCAATATCATCTAAACCACATTCTTTAATAAAATTAAGAATATATTCAATTGTTATACTTTCATCTAATCCAAATAATAAATTTTCTCTCAGTGTTCTATTGAATAATTTGGGGTGTTGAGGGATATAAATAATCTGTTTGCGTAATTCATCAATATCAATCTCAGTAATAGCTACTTCATTAATATATATTTCACCACCTTGAAATGTTTGAAGTCTTGCTAATAGCTTCATAATAGAGCTTTTACCACTTGAAATTGCACCTAATACTGCAATCTTTTCATGAGGATGTATTTTCAAATTAACTTTATTAAACAATTGCTCTTTAGCACTATTGTGTGTATAATCAATATCTTTAAATCTGATATCTAATCCACGATCAGTATTAGGTATTTTCTTGGTTTGTTTGCTGGTATCGGTATTTGGTAATTCATCAATAAATGTTTGGATCAACTCAACATGGCTTTTGACATTCATAAAATCTTTAGCCGATTCATACAAAGCAATGAGTGAACTAAGAATAGTGTAATTTATGATAAATATACTGACTAAATTTGAAACGGGTATTTTGCCTTTATTATATAACATATAAGCTGCATAATTCAATGCTAAGAATAATAATATATTAACAATTGAAAAGTATATTTTAAATTTACGATTGCATATTCCTGATTTATATTGCTCATTACGAGTGACTTCGTTAATATCTGCAATACGTTTCTTTTCATCTGGAATCATTTGACTGGTATAAATTGAAAGCAAGTTTTGCAATGTATCTTCAATTTCTTCATGGCAATTGTCATAATGTTCTTCGACTTTTTTAATATTTGTTTTACAGTTGTTAAAATATAATCTGGACATGATAAATACTATAGTAACACATCCAATATATAGTAATCCTAATGAATAATGATTTCTGAATAAGTAAATGAAATTCGATATAATCAATATACTATTTGAAAGCAAAAAGCGTTGAACTTGATTTGAAACATCATCCAGAATCCAAGGTAGTTTGATTAATTTTGTCAATATAGAACCAATTTGCAATTCTTGATAATTTTGATTATAACGATTTACAATAAGATTGAAAAAATATTGCCTGATGTATGAATGAAATTTGGGCCAGATATAATTATCAACATATGAAATACCAATGCTAAATGCTTGAATTAAAATCCAAATACCCAGCAAAACACAAAATAAATATTTTGAATTGCTTATATTTTTATCCTTTAGACTATTAATGAGTTCACCATAATAATGTGGCATAGCTATACTTTGCAGAGGTAAAGAGATTAAAGTTATTAAATACATAATATAATATTTCCAATTATCTTTGAGAAATGTTACATAAAGATCATAAAGTAGAGATGATTCCATGTTTTTAGATGTGTATATTTGTGTTAGTTGTTTATTTTTGTATGTGTTTGGTAATTGGAGATGTGTATTTGGTAATTGTTATTTGGTATTTTAATATGATATTGTTTTTGTTTTTTACTTATAATTATTACTTATTACTAATATATAATTTATTATTTTTAATTAAATTTACATATTTTAATTTTTCAAAATAAATTTTATTTAATTTATAATATAGTAAAAATAGATTGATATATTGTTTTTATAGATAAAAAATATAAAAGATTTAAAAGGATGTAAAAAGGATGTGAAGTATGTAAAAATTTAATAAGTTTTAGTTATGATGAAGATATACGAAATACATAAATAAATATGTGAGTAATTAAACACTTAATTGCTGTAAGCCAAACCACCCATACCACTCATGATACGAAGAACGTTGTAGTTGACAGCATAGATATTAAGATTCATAGCAACATTAGTAAAAGTAACATTAGTACCAGAATCAGTACCATAATTCATTTGCATTACAGCATTATCGATACGGGAAAAGTTGCAAGTTCCACTGGGTTGGTGTTCTTCAGGAGAAAGAGCAAACGAATAGGAATAGATATATTGGCGAAATGCTCGTTGGGTTGTATCAGTATTTGTACCAGCAAGATCAGCACCTACACGGGGAACACGAGTGTGGTGTTCATAGTTCTGAACTTTACGGAAATAGCTTGATGGGCGAACCGAGAAACGATCGTGACCATTGAGTTGAAGAAGAGCAGTTGTGAAGGAATCGACACCTGTAGCTGAATCTACTCCATCTAGACCAGAATAGTTGAACCATGAACCAGAACCAGCAGTAGCAGATGAAGCAGAAGCATGAGTAGCAGTAGTGTGAGCCCAGATAAGTTCCTTAACAGGGTGATTGAAGTTAAGAGTAACATTTACTGATGGGGTTGCAGCCTTAATAGATTGAGAACCAGTAAATTGAACTTGTTCGATCAAATATTCGTGGCTAACTTGAGCAAAACGACGACGTTCATCAGTATCAAGGTAAACATAGTCAACATATAATTTGCAAGACCTAAGAAGAGGAGCAGTAGGAGCAACTTCACCATCAATATCTTGAATTACTTCATTGAATGGACGTAATTCAAGATTAAGTTTAACTTCATGATACTGAAGAGCAATCAAAGGTAGAGCAAGACCAGGATTACGATTAAACCAGAATTGGAATGGTACATAGAGACGAGGTTGTGATGCTGTATCACCAGATAACCCACCTGTTTGATCAACATTAGCAGCCTCAGTTAATACATTTCCAACCATATTATCATAACCATCACGTTTACCGGCAGGAGTAGTAAGTTCAGTCCAGATGTTCATCCAGTCACCATATTGACGATCAATGAGTTGACCACCAATTTCGATTTCAGCTTGTTTAACAAGAGCGTTACCAACACCATAAGTCCAAACAAATCCTGTTGCTGCAGGATTAGGTAAAATAACTTCCAAATACATCTGTTGAATTAAATCACCATTACGAGAAATGGTAGCAGTTACACGTTTTCCAAAATCGGCAGTTCCGTTGAAGGTTTGTTCAATAGATTCAACTGCAAAGTTGGTATGACGACGATATACGACCTTAAAAAAGGTAATCTGAGGGTTGCCAGTCAGGTAAATATCCTGGGCACCATAAGCTACAAGCTGCATAAGACCTCCTCCCATTTTTAGTAGTTGAAAAAGTTAAAGAATAATTAGTTGATGTTATAATTTATATAAATATTATTTTTCTTGAAGAATTAAACAAATTAAAATAAATAATAATAATTAAAAGTATTTATTAAAAATAAAATAATACAAAATTAAGTAAATTACATGTAATCTGTTTTTTAAAAAATAATATTTTTATTAATAAAATTATAACTATAGAGAATTTTAAACTTTTAAAAAAATTATTACAAAAACATTTATTATAAATATTTTAAAAATATTATTCAAAAAATAAAATAAAATATTATTAAATAAAATAAAAAATTATTAAATAAAATAAAAATTTATAAAATTACAAAATAAATTATTAAATAAAAATTTTTAAAAATTATTAAATAAATTAATTAAAAATAAACTTTACAAATTATACAAATTATACAAAATAAATATACATATGAATATAAACACTTAATTGCTGTAAGCTAAACCACCCATACCACTCATGATACGCAATACATTATAATTAATAGCATAGATATAGAAGTTAAGTGCACCTTGAGTACCTGAAAAGTTCAATTGCATTACAGCATTATCGATACGCGAAAAGTTACAGGTTCCACTGGGTTGATGTTCTTCTGGAGAAAGAGCAAAAGAATAAGAGTAGATATATTTCTGACGACATAGTTTAGGATCAGTACTGGCAACATTTAGATCAGTACCTACACGGGGAACACGAGTATGGTGTTCATAGTTCTGAACTTTGCGGAAATAATCGGAATTACGGATAGAAAAACGATCGTGACCATTAAGTTGAAGAAGACCAGATGTAAAAGTATCACCACTTGCTAAAGGTAGAGCAGAATCAGAGTTACCATAATTATTCCATCTATTGGCAGTTGCACCAGTTCCTGCAGTATTGTGTACAGCAGTAACATTTACCCATACTAATTCTTTAACAGGGTGGTTGAAATTAAGAGTAATACTATTACCTGCACTTGCTGCAGATATAGTTTGACGACCAGTAAATTGAACTTGTTCAATCAAATATTCGTGGCTGACTTGGGCAAAACGACGACGTTCATCAGTATCAAGGTAAATATAATCAACATAAAGACTGCAACTAAGAATAGGAGCAGCAGGCATAGTACCTGTAATATTTACAAGATCTGAAAAGGCGCGGGTAATTAAATTTAATTTAACTTCATGATATTGAAGAGCAATCAAAGGTAGAGCAAGACCAGGGTTACGATTGAACCAGA